GGCTGCCTTTTTTCAGGTATTGCCCGGCGATTTCGGCAAGGCGGCGGTATAGGGTTACCGCATGCCATTCTGTTTTTGTTTGCCGCTGGCCGTTTTTGTCTTTCCAGCTTTCGTCCGTGGCAAGGCTGAAATTGCAGACGGCATCGCCGTTGGGCATGTAACGTACTTCAGGGTCACGGCCTAGGCGGCCGATAAGGTGGACTTTGTTCAGGCTCATTTTTGCTCCTGCATAAGTTGTTGATAGTATTCTTGACAAGCAGCTACCCGCTCTTGAATGCGCTCGATGGCTTCGTGGTCTCGCTTGACAGTTACGGTGGTTACGCGCTTGTGCAGCGGTATGCGCTCGACGGCATCAATCAGTTTTTCGGGGTCGCCGTATTGCCCCAACAGGTCTTCCGGGCATGGGAACAGCCAAAAATCAATCTCTGCCTGTTCGCAGTCGTACAGCCACATATAGCCCTGCATCTGCCAGTCGTAGCCAGCTTCTTTTACCTTGCGTTCTGCTTCTTCGCGGAAAAACGGGTGGGTCTTAATCTCCCAGCTGCATTTGGTGTCGATAACCAGGCGGTGCTTCGCATCGTAGATGTCGCACTCGCCGCTAATCCACGGATTTTCGCGCCGCTCGGTGTTTTTGGCATACTGTCTGCCGCGTATCATGCCGCTGCCTTGGATGGCGAACGGCTCTAATGCATTACCTTTTTCGGTGTACTTGGCACCGTCAAAGGCGGCCACGCCGAAGAGTTCCTGCTTGGCCTGTTCGATAAGGTGGCTTTTGGCGGTCTGGGTCAGCCTGTCGTTTTTGCTGCGCGGCAGGCCGATAATTTTGTGGATGGCGGAACAGCGGATATGCATCACAAGGCCTCAATCTCTGAACGTTGCTCGTCGGTCAGGTCGTAGTTGCCGTGCAACACGCTCTCCACGCTGATTTCGCCGGTGCTGATGTTGTCTTTCAGAGTGGCGAACAACTCTTCGCTCACAGGCAGCAGCATTGCGGGTTCGGACGGCTGGTTGTCGATGTAGTCGAACTGCTCGCCGCTTACGTCTTTAATCACGCTTTGGTCGGACAACACAGCTTTCTGCATATCGATGGACAGCGGGGCTTGCTTGGACAGCAGCAGCTTGGTAACGGTTTTGAGCGCCATCGCCTCGAAGTTTTCCGCCCATACGCCGTAGCCTTTTTTAAACGATTGGCTGTATCTGCCTGCGTGTGCCTCGACTTGTTCACGTGTCATGTACAGTTCGGCGGTAAAGCCGTTAATCAGTTTGAAATAGGCGTAATAGCCGACAGGCTGCTCGTTGGCGGCGGGTTTCTGTTTCCAATCGAAGCGGAAGCCGTTAATCGGGTCTTCTTCCACCAGTTGCGCTTCATATACGGGCAGCGATACCAGCCGCTCGAATTGGCCGCTGCGTTGTGCCAGCTGGATAAAGCCTTTGTAGCCAAGCTGGAACTGCGCTTCTATCTTGCCTTTGTTGCGGTAGGGGACGATGTAGGCAAAGCCCAAATTGTTATTGACGGGCAAGTTCAGGGTGGCAGCCATGCAGGCAGCGTTGAAAATGCTCATCGGCTCTGCATCCAGTAGCATGGCGTTGCTGTTCACAATCTGCATGATGGACGTGCCGAAGCTGGCGGCGTTTTTGTCCACGAGTTCGCGCATTTTTGCCTGCACGGCGGGCTTGTCGAAAAAGTCTTTAAGGTGGCGTGATTTCTGCGCGGGGGTCAGTTGGGTGTTTGCGGTCATCGCTGTGCCTTTCGTTGCGGTTGTTTGGGTTCTCGGTCTTCTTCCGTGCCCGCCATATCCATACGCGGCGGCGCTGTTTTACGGTTGCCATGGGCAGAATTTATTCCACCGGCACGCCGCAGTAATGATTTCTGTGCACGACACGGGCGGGCGTTCTCACGTTTTCTGGTTTCGGCGCGTGCCGCTGTTCCAATTCGGCGGCGTATTCGGCGGCGGCTTGAGGGTTGTCGAACGTCTGCTTGTCCCGCTCGATGTTTTTTTCGCCGCGCCGCCATTTGCTGCGGACTATCCAGCAGCCGTCTTTGGTGGGTTTGGTTATCGTGCCGCAATATCGCGGCCTGGTGGCTTTACTCATGCACCACCCCCGCCGTCGGGTCGGTTTCCCACGTCTGCGCCAGCAATGCGGCTTGGCGTTCTGATTCGCAGGCTGCCTGAACACGCTGCACGGCGTATTTCAATTCTTCGTCCGTGCCGTATTTCGCCTGCATTTGGGCGATGTTGCCGCAATCGGCGACTTCCACGGTGCGGCGGACAATGACGGATGGGACGGTTGCCTGCTCTGCGGCATGGCTTGCGCCTGCTGTGGCGGCCAATGCGCCGAAAATCATGCCGGCAATAAGCGCGGCGTAGATGTATGGGTTCATGGTGTTGCCTTTCTGTGCGGCCTGCGCCGTGATTGGCGGGTGCAGGCTGCTTTGGGTCGGTTAATCGTGTGCTTCCGCAATCAGGCGTTCCATGCCCGCCTTTTGCACTTTCTCTTCGGTTTTGCGCCATATCGTGTTGATGGTGCGCTGGCTCAAACATTCGTCCAGCAGTTCGGCCACGGTCATGTTGCGCGATTCGCCGTTGATGTATTTCATCAGCGCCACAGCCACGGCTTGGCTTTCGTCTTCCGGCGCGATGTCCCAAAACAGTTCCGCCAAATTGTCGTCGCCCAGTTCGTCTAAAGTGAATTCGAGGGCGGGGTGTTCTGCTGGATTGCGCCGTCCCCAGCCGGGGTCGTTGTAGCCGATGGTCATTTTGCGTTTCCTGTGTTGTTTGTTGCGATGGGTGCATACTACTTTAAATAGTAATTTAATGCAACGCAAAATAGCAAATATTTCTACTTTAAATAGTAAGTTTTTGTTTTAAAAGAAAACAAAGTTTCGCTATTTTTCAGGCGCAAAAAAACCGCCACAAAGGGCGGTAAAAAAGCAGCCTGCACTTCCCAAAATGGGTGCAGGCTGCTTGTTAAGGCGGGGTTATCGCTTCCTTTTTATAAAACCATAATTGGCGAAAGCGTTACTCCTCTTCATCATCCGGGAGGTTTTCAGCTTTTGTAATAGCCGCTCTTATGATGGAGTTGTCCGTTATACGCCGTACGGCATTAATTTGCAGAAATAATGGCGTCTTCCCCCACTCGTTCTTCTGCAGAATCCGCTGATATTTCTGTTCAACTGAATCTTCTTGCACTACCGCAGTAAATCTAATTCCGCTGTCTGTTGCTTGGACTGTTACTTTGAACTCATCCGGATGGCTGGAATCAACAGCCATAATCCGATAAATACCATCCAGCCGCGTTTCTATCGAACTCCTCCGTACATTTTTAACCAATTCTTCTGCCTGCTCGCCACTGAATTCGATATCTTCGCCAATACAGATGGTTTCAGCCTGTCCTAATTTTTTCACCACTTCTGTTTTGGACTCATCTGCAATCGCTTTGATTTGCCTTACTACCGGCTCCCGAGCAACCAGCCGTGCCATGATTTCCGCTCGCTCGGTTTCTTGCGCGGATGCAAATTTTAGCTGCTCAATCAGTGCCAAATCTTGGGATTCTTTCGCTTCAAGCGCACGCTGCTCCCTGCGGTGAGCCAGATAACTTTTGAATGCACTCGTGCCGAAATACATGACGGATATGGCCAGCAAGGCAATGGTTATTTGCGTGCTGTTCATTTGTCTTATTCCCCGCTCCAGTAATTGAATAAAAGTATCGCTGGCATCAATAGAAAAAAGGGAACTTCCCTCTTCGACCTTGACAACAAACTCCAGTTCCCCTTTTTCATCCCGAGTCAGAAGGGAAGCGTTGGCTTCGCCATATCTGGCCACCGAATAGGCACGGTTTAGTCCGTTTTGCAGTTCTATGAACGCCTTCATTACCGTTGGCGTGATACTGGAGTGGAACTCCTCCCCGGTCAACCTAAGTTCCAGCTTAGGAAGGGATTGTACCTGTACATCCACGCTATGGAAATAATTTTGGTTATCTAGGTAGTTTTGCAGAATCTGATAAATATCTTCTTCATTTCTGATGGTAAATGCAGGCATATTCTTCTCTTTTCTGGAAGTTAAGCTGATTGGCCGCCACAGATGCGGCTTCTTTCTTCTCCGCGCCCATGTTGTGCCGTACGATGCGCTTCCACGATGTGCGAGCGGCAATGCGTTTTTTGAGAGACGGGGTGCGGAATCCGAACTTCATTGCTTGCTCCTTTACGGACAGTCAATACGTCTTAATTTTCTGCTTCACTACGCCTAGCCTGTGAATTCCACTTCTTTCATATAGGGCACGAGTGAATATTCGTCTTCGGGAAGCTGATCATTGCTGCTCCACAGCCTCAGCTCGTAAATGTCGCGTACATCGCCTTTGGTGAGCAGTTGATAGTTTTCCCGCATTTCGCCCTGACCTGTTTCAAGCCAATACACAGAAATTCCTAGCATTTTTGAGGCGGCAATCATCCCTTTGTTGGATATTCCTCGACCTTCCCAATTCTTGATTTGTTGCGGAGACGCGTCAAGCAGCCTTGCAATCTCGGACTGTGCGCCACGTCCATCAATGCCCTTTAATTCTTTTGCCGCCTGATATAGGCGCACCATTGTCTCGTGCATTCCAAATCCTTATTTTGACCTCTGCATGAGGGGCTGTGGATTGGTGGATTATGGTGCAGGTCTATCCGCCGCGCCATACCATCCTACCCAAAATCTTGAACTTGTCGCTTGATACATCACTAGGCACTTCGATAGTCTCATATTCGGGGTTACTGCTAACCAGTAATAGCCCTTTGTCGTTGTGTCGAATGCGCTTGATGAATAGTTTTTCATTGTATAGGCAGGCGTATATCTCGCCATCTGCTGGGTCAATATCCGTGATGTCGATAATCACGGTATCCATATTGTTGAGTTCGGGCGACATGCTATCGCCTTTCACATACATGCCGCGCAAATCTTCAGCACGCAACCTCTTTGCCCTAAACCATTGTTCGCGGAAAACAAGCGGGTCTTCTTTGTGATTGGCAATCCAAGAGGAATTGCCGAACCCTGCTGAAAGTTTGTAATCAAATACCTGCACTTCTTTGTGCGTATATTCCGTATCGGTCTCTTCCTGAACAGCAATCGCTCCAGATGCTGGCATCATCGTGTCGCCAAATTGCAACCATGCCGGCGTAACTCCTAATTTCTCTGCAAGCACTTCCAATTTGTCATGACGCGGAGTCGCTATCCCTTCGCTATATCGCCTCAACATCTCATAACTAATTCCAGTCTCTTTCGATAGCTGGCTCAAACTCATTCCCTTGTTTTCTCTCGCCAAAACAAGTCTGTCAGAAAACTCTGCGGCTTTGGTTTCTACGGGTTTCGACATGGCAACCTCCTTAATACTACTTTATGTTGCATTTTGGCACAAAAAGGTAGTTGCGTAAATTCTATTTTTAGTAGTAAAATCCCACTACTTTAAGTTGTTAGGATACACAATGACCACAGAAACGAAGAAGCCGCTGCCTATCAACGAGGTTTTAGAGTTGTGCGGCGGACGAGTACGAGTAGCAAATTATTTTGGTATTAAACATTGGGCGGTTTGCCAGTGGGTAAACCGTCAAAGTATCCCGCCGGAACGTTGCAGAGGCCTAGTGGAATTGTCAGATGGGAAATTGAAACTGTCGGATTTGCGTCCGGATTTATGGGACTGAGAAAAAGAACGCCCCTACCAAGGCAGGGGCACAGAATTAATTTAAAACTTTAAAAGGAGAACTGCATTATGCAGCAAATCATACCGATTGGCAAGTCTGATTTTGCAGGCTGCCCGAAACAGACGGTAAACGCGCGTGAACTGCATGCGTTTTTGGATTCCAAGCAGGATTTTTCCACTTGGATAAAAGCCCGCATTGCCGAATACGGTTTTATTGAAAATCAAGACTTTGTACTTTTCCATAATTCTATGGAAAAAGGCCGCCCGCGCATCGAATACTTTATCACGCTGGATATGGCGAAGGAGCTTTCGATGGTGGAACGTACCGCCAAAGGCAAACAGGCGCGGCAGTATTTCATCGACTGCGAGAAACGGGCGCAGGCCTTGCCGCAAATCCCGCAAACGTTGTCCGAAGCCCTTCGCCTTGCTGCTGATTTAGCGGACGAGAAAGCCGCCCTGCTGGCAGAGCAGCAACGCAATGCGCCGAAAGTGGCGTTTGCCGAAGCAGTGGCCAATGCGAACGACACCATCCTAATCCGCGATTTGGCTAAGGTGTTGAAGCAGAACGGTATAGACATCGGCGAAAAGCGGCTGTTCGCATGGCTGCGTGCCAACGGCTACCTGACCCTGCAAAACATGCCCATGCAGCGGGCAATGGATATGGGGCTATTCTGGGTGTCGGAAAGTGTGATTGCGCTGCCGGACGGCGACAGGGTGCGGCTGACGACCCGCGTTACGGGCAAGGGGCAGATGTATTTTTTGGACAAATTTAAGCGCATGGAGATGGCGGTATGAGCATGATGTTGATGGTTGAGGCCATGAAGGCGAAAGTGGGTAACCCGAATAAAAAACTGGTTTTGCTGAAACTGGCAGATTGCGCGTCTGATACCGGGGAATGCTTTCCGAGCTACCAGCACATTGCCGACCAATGCGAAATATCCCGCCGTTCCGTTATGAAATATGTGGACGAATTGGAAAGCATGGGCTTTTTGTGGGTGGAAAACCGAAAAAACGGCAAACAAAACCACACCAATGTTTACCACCTGACCATCTCAAAAGGCGCAAAAAACGGTAGTGAACCACATTCACTAGGTA